AAGGAGCAAAATTTTTACTCACGATCAACTAATTATGTTGATAGTCAATTGAAGAAAGCAGGGGTCTAAACTTTTTTGTGCAAAAAAATGGGCGGATTTTTTTTCCGCCCATTATGTTTTTAACTATAGATTTTGGTTTCAGTCTTCCTCAGCGAGACGAGCGAAGTAACTGAGAGCATCATCTTCATCCTCGTCAACACCAGCAGCAACAGCAACCTTAGGTAAGGAAGGTTCGCGGCGCGGAGCAACAAACTCTTCTTCGTCTGCAATCTCTTCATCGAGTGTAGGACGAGCAACTTGTGCGCGAGCAACGGAAGGAGTTTGAGTGATGCCAAGCACCAGATTCAGGCGCTCTTCCAACTCTTCATAGGTCTTAAAGTTAGGGGAAGAAACAAACTCTTGGAGAGAATGTGATTGCCGCCAGATTTTTTCAAGCGTATCATCATCAGCAGCAAGGGCAGCAGGTGCAGCAAACTCAGACTTATCGTAATTCCAGTAACCAGCAACGTTAGTGATCTTTAGTTTGAAGTTAGCACCTTCCCACAGGTCGAAAGGATTGATAGGAGTCTCATCCTCAAACTCAGGTTGCATGGCAGCCATGATTTTATCATAGATTTTCTTACCATACTTGTAGAGAAATACTTTACCCTCATTCTCAGGGTTTGCTTTGTCACTTACCACATAGATGTTGCTGTAGTAAGAGAGCTTGCGCTTCTGCTTGCGAGCAGTTTCTTTATCGGAATCACGCCCACTATTCCACAGGCGGCGATTGACTTCGCCAACAGGATCTTTACCACCATTCGTGGTCAGAGAATTTTCAATATACCAACCGCCTGGTCCTTGGAAGGCGTGACTATACAGTTTCACAAACGGCAGGTCTTCGCCGTCAGGGGCAGGCAAGAAACGAATAACAGCAAACCCATTGCCAGCAGCATCGACAGATGGTTTCCAGAAACGCTCATCAGCACTGGAAGAAGAGTTTGCTTTCTCTAACTCTTTAGTTAGAGATGCGAAATTATTTTGCGACTTACGCTTAAGGTCAGCAAAAGACATAGGATTACCTCGGATTAAATTAGATTTGGTCTGTGTGACGCCCTATCACTTAGTCATTATAACACGGCAGAGAGGGGGGCGTCAACCCTCGTCTGCCTCTATCTCTGCTTGAAACTGGTCAAGCTTGTTAAGCATCCCGCGCATCAGCGAGAGCACGTCTTGTGTCTCCCACCAACCGTAGAGCATCTTAGCACCCTGCTCAATCTGCTCACACATCTCAACCGCTCTGGGATCGTCTGATAGTTTCAGACGAGTGTAGAAGATCTGTTGTTTCTCCACCAGTGACCTTACGGTGTGGATGTATTCAAGTTGATCTTCCTTACTACCCTGCATAGGACCAGCAAGTGTGAGCTCCATCGCTTTCATTTGAAGACGCTCCATTTCTTTCGCTTCTTCTCTTACAATATCGGAATCAAAAAAGTCAGTCATATTAACATTAGTTTAGCGCGGGATGTTTTCTTGATGAAATTTAATTGTTGAGCATCAAACTTTAGTTTTTCTTTTAGAGGTTTGGTAATGAGTTTTGATACCGTTTCCACCTCAATATTATTTACATCACAATAGTGTAGAATAGCATCAATATAATTCATATCATTATGTGATGCAATCTTCTCCACATCCTGTGAGAATTTTGCACTAGTCATAAACTTATCCTCTAATATTTCTCCTTTATTCATAGGTTTTTTTATACAGATCTATGTACTGAATTAATTTTAGAAGGTATTCCTTCTTTGGTGTTTCTACAAACACTTGAGTGTCTCCGCTTTCACAAGCGATGATGGTAACAATTTTATTAACTTTTAATTTGTATCTTTCATACAGCATACATGCATATGCTGTTTCCTGAATAAGATAATCTTCAATCCACTCTAGCTTTTTTTCTTCAGCAGATGTCTTGAAGTCGATGATAGATAACTCTCCATCAAACTCTGCAATACAATCTACGCGCCCTGCAATTTCCAACTCGTCTGAGTATAGTGCCGCTTCTTGTGCGTAGATATTATTGATTCTGTTTAAGGTTGGTATAGCATTCTTAAACATCATCAAGGGCAGATACTTGTCCTTGAATTTATTTTCATCGTATGTATTATTTAGGTAGTCTTCACACATAAGGTGAAACGATGTGCCACGATTAGCAGCACGATTAGAGATACGATTTGCTTTTTCTTCTCCTACTTTATTTCTCCACCTCATTATACCAGCTTTCTTCTCTGGATTGCAAGAGAGCACAGTAGTAATCGATGGGTACTTACCGCCCGATGGCACAGGATAAACTCTGCGACCATCTACAGTTTCAGCAATCAATTCGATTGGGTCTAAAGGAGCATGACAAAAAAGCATTTTATAGTCCTAGATTTGTTTTACTAATGAGATAACTACGGACTAATCCGCTACGTACGATGTCTTCGATTTGAAATTCAATTGTTGAAAACTCTTCCATGGTTTCAATGATACGCATGAAGTCAATGATACCATTGCGCTCATGAGTTTTGATAAGGTCTGATTGTCTAACATCACCCGAGAAGATAATCTTAGAGTCTTGTCCTACACGAGTGATGATTGAATCAAGCTCATGGAAGTTTAGATTCTGCATCTCATCAATCAGAATAATGCAGTTGTCTAGTGTGGTGCCACGAATAAAAGATGTACTCCAGAAAGAAATAGTTTCCTGTGCTTTGAGATTATAATATAGTTTATCAAACTCATCATCACTTGGCATCTCAAACATATATTTTACCATATTTTTATATGGAATTTGATATAGAGATGACTTATCTTCGTGGTCTCCTGGAAGAAAACCAATCTCGCGTGTCGCTACTAGTGAGCGAACGATATAGATTTTCTCATAAGGAGTATTCTCATTGAGAACGTCTTTAAGTGCGAGATATAATGCGATGAATGTTTTACCAGTGCCAGCGCAACCATATCCAAACATATTTTTGCCCTTTGCATACTCTTCAAAAAATCTTTTTTGATTCTCTGTAAGAGGCTCAATCTCTGTAAGCAATTCAGAATTGACAGGCTTCTTTCGTTTCATTTGCTTCAAACTCATACCAGACGGAACAACAGCACCATTTTTCTTTCTAGTTTTTATAGGCATAATTTATAGTCTCTCTACATTCGATCCAGGTACGTTGGCAGCGCGGTTGATAATCGATTTCCAATCACTTGATGATTTGTTTTGCCAGTTTCCTATTTCAGAAACTGAATGCAGAAGGGTTGGCATCTGAGTGATGTGAGGATTAGCAGCAAGATAAGGCTCTCTGTCTGCCATATACATCCACTTTTCAAACTCTTCACCTGTATTATTATCTTTGAATTTGTAAGTTGGCATCTTTAATAAACCATGTAGGAATCGTGGCAGGAGACTTCCATTTTGCAAACGCAACTTTGTCTCCAATATAATAGTTGCGGTATGACTGGATGCTATCTCCAGGTATTTTATATTTATCTGGCATTGCAGGAGGGGGGTCAACCCAACCAGCATCTTTAAGATTGAATGGTGGCACCCAAAGATAACTAACCAAACTCTCAGTGCTGTGGTAGTTTCCATAGCGTCGTGTATATTCTACACAACAATGCTGAAACAAATCAAACAACCACCTGTAATGTGATACTGATTCCCTTACCCACTTTGCCGATGGATGATTAACATGACATGCTTTGTATAGAATATCTTCGCGTGGTTTGTCAAGTCGCCAGCGTTTGATGCTGCGATTGTTGGCGGTCTTTGCAGTATAAGGAATGCCGTCGAGCACACGATGAGCAGTAGACATGAGTTGAGCATACTCAACAATCATTTTTACTACATGCTTATCACAATGCTCGGCGGCACAAGTGCGTGGGTCGTAACTTAAATAGAAAATATTCATACGAATTCTATCAGTGCTCCTATTATATCACTATTCCAGTGCTTCTGCAACATCACTATTAATCAATCTTTCTCTTAATCTCTGTGATTAAATGTGGACATTATATTAAATGCTATGGTTGCTCTAGGTTTCTCACATGGTAAGACGTAATGCAATAAAGTTGAAGGAAAAATAATTACATTTCCTTCTTCAATATGATCTGTTCTATAATTCACAGATCCATTAACAGGAAATCCAGGGCAAGGTCCTGGTTGATAAAAAACAGTTTTATTACTTTCTTCTAAATGTAAA